TCGCCTCACTCTTTGCAACCCGCTTTGCCACACTTGTCTTGTTGACGCCCTTGGGGTTCTTACCGGTCTCCGCGACATTGGATGACTTGACAGGTGACTTCGGTGCATCGTTCACGGACTTGCGGGAAGCCATCGCCGCTTCCCGCTTCTCCAGTGCCGTAGCACCAGCCTCACTGCGGGCCTTCCTCGTTCCCGCAGCAATCGCTGCTTTTTCTTCCGCATTGCGACCACTGGCAGAAGTAGCCGTGTCAGCGGCAGTAGCGGCACGCGTCTTACCTACACCCCGCATAGTGTTCTTTGTTGCCGCGTACGCAACCGTCTTCGGTTCCATACCGCGAGCAGCAGCACGCATAGCCGGTGCGGCAGCACGGGCACCGCCCTTAGCGAGAGCACCAGCACCACCAGCGGCAGCAGCAATCATCGCTGCACGGGAATCAATCTCGTTTGCCACATCACGGGATTTCTGATTGGCAACATCAATACCGGCACCGGTCAACTTGCCGCGATACCCGGAAGCCTGCGCGATCTGTGGGGCAGCCATCGAACCAGCGTTACGCAGCGCACCCGTCACACTGCCATTGCCAGAAGAATCGTTGCTCAGCATGTCCGACCAGTTCTTACCAACCGATCCAACAAAATTCTTTACACGATCAACAACAGACTCGTCGTTACCCTGATCCTTCTTCTTCTTCACCACTGGCTTCTTCACCGAATACTTCGATGCTGAACCACGCGGCTGAACTGCCCCACCCGGCATAATGATTCCTTAAAAGAGTGTTGTTACTTGCCGGACTTCTTGTTGCCCGGGATGCCCTTCGGGGTCATGCCCTTCTTGACCATTCCGCCACCAACGACCTTGCCACCGGGCTTCGACCCCGGCATTGCAGGCTTAACGTTGGCCTTCGCGATTCCACCCTGCTTGCCCATAGCCATAATGTTTTCCTTCACTGTGATGAGATGAGAACTACCTGATGTGACCGCACTAGGCGGGAACTGAACGTGACACCACGCCAGACATGACCGGGCGGCCCGTGCCCGTCAAACCTGCAAGCAGACGTTGCATCGGTGGCGGAGACGGCATCGCCTCGTTTGCTACCGGTCCCTGCTGTGGGGTCGGAACTTCATTCTGCGGAGCAGTGGGCGCACCCATCTGATCGGCAGGGTTCGGTGACTGCGGAGCGGCGACGGGCTTAGGTGGCTCAAAAGCCTTAGCCACGGCATCTTCCAGTGGCGTGCCCTTCTTGCGCTCCGCAATCACCGTAGACAAGCGCGTAATGATTTGGGTCGGATCTTGACCTTGCGCTGCCATTTGGGGAATCGACGCGGCAAGAGACGCAACACCAGCCTTCAGGCTGTCACGCATCTCTTCCATGTCGATAGCCCGCTCCTCTTCAGCCGCATTCAATGAGATAGGCAGATGCCTGCGGGTAAATGAGCGGGAAATCAGTTTGTCGCCACGTGCCTGCAACGCGAACACGAGCGCACGGTTCGGGTCCAGACCGGCCATCAGGCCGTACTCCACCTGAACGCCGTGCTTGCCCTTAATGTCCGCAGACGGCTTGTACTTCAACTGGTACTGGGAGCCATTCGTGCGACCCGACACGTCCTTCACCACATCAGGGAAGTAAGCGTCATCCGTTGCCAGCGCAAGAGACAGCGCCTCACCCAATGCTTCACCAAGAATCGACTGGGCCGTTTTCACTTGACCGTCGAATGCGGCCTGAAGAGCCTTAACTCCCTGACCGGTAACAATCGACCCGTCCGCCTGACCCGCACGAGACTCCGGGAAACGAGTACCAAACCGCAGTTCCTCACCCAGCAGGTTGTTTTCCGCGAACGAGAACTGCGGAACATCCAGTGGGATACGGCGGATCTTCTCCGGGGAGTTCGAACGGATCACCGAATCAGGGCCGATGGACAACTGGGTAACGTCCTGCGGCAACGCCAACGGTGCTTCCACCGACTTCTGTGTCGCTTCCATCATCAGCAACGCAAGGCGTGCCTTCGCCGCGTACACCGGGAGCACGTCATCGAACTGGCCGCGTGCCTCCATGTCCAGACTGGGGCGCTGCGCGATAGCAACCGGCACCTTGCCCAGCAGGTTCTTCACCTGCGCGAGAATGAGACCCTCACGTTGCGGCAAGAACATGACAGACGACTGCTTGTCATACCAGCGAACCACCTCAAGGTACGAAGACTCGTCCGCGTTACCGAACGTGCCACGCTTAAGGATCTGGTCCGCATACTCAGGGAACATCGCGGCAAGGTCACCGGCCTTGCGGCGGAACAAATGGCAGTACACGTTCACGTTACCGAAACGGTCCACGTCATAGTAGGCACCTTCAGCGGGCTCCACGTGAATATGTGGTCGCTTGTCCGCCATATTTGGTTCAATACGGAACGGCACAAACCCGTACGTAATGAACTGGTCAGCGGCGCGGATCAGCGACACCGACATGCGGGACGCTGTCATGTAATAGTTAGCGATCTTCGTGCGCTTGTCAGCGTTCGTGCGGATCGAATCGTCCAAAGCAGAGTCACCGGTCGCGGTGATCGTCGGGATCACACCGATCTGTTCCGACAAATCCTTCGCAACCACGTCAATCAGGTTCGCAATAATGGGACGCGACCATGTGCCCTCAGGGAACAACCCCGGGAACACCTGTTCGGCGTGACCGGCGCGAACAAGAGACACCTCACGCATCCGCTTATCACGCTCCGCGTTCCGTTTACGGATCGCATCAAACTTCTTCGCATACTCAATCATCGGTCACACCTCCCTAAACGCGAACGAACTGCTGCTGTGCCGCCAACTCGTCAAGATTGATCACAAACCTGCGCTCCACATCAGCGACAGAAGCAAACTCATTACGCAAAAACTTCGTAGCATTACTGGACTGCATCAACACTTCACGTGCCACAATCTCGCAAAACCACAAAGCCATCACCGTGTCCATCTTCAACTTCGAACCACGGACATTCGGCATCCACGTAATCAACTGCTCAATCAGTTTCTTCACATGCTCACTGCGGGCATCAGGCAACTCAATCAAATTGTCACCAGCATGCTTCAACGCTTCCTGCCCGTCACGCTTCACCTTCGACCCAAACAACGGAGCCAGCGATGCCACACCAAAAGCAGGATCCTGCTTATTGGTAGACGTGTGATGCGGGCGGTACGCGATACCACGAGACGCCAAAAACGATTTAATCTCCTCATCCTGCGTGAGGAACAACTGGAAAGCGTTCGACTCCACAATCACCACATGCGGACGGAACGCATCCGCCCACTCCTTAATCAGCGACCGGATCGCATGCGGCGTAGGCGCAGGCATCACATAAACATCCATCACATACCGTTTATGGGTACGTCGATCCACCGCATACGCGACAGCAGCCGTATCGCCAGCCATCGCCGGATCAATACCAATGACCCGGTAAAAGTTCTGCGAATCCTGCGGGTGACCAGCAGCCCCCGGAACAAGAGCACCCGTACGGCGCATCCCATTCACTGAACCACGCACACACACCGGATCAAAAATCGCGTTCTCAGACACATCCATGTTCTGATACACCAGCGACCATTTACCCGGCCCCACCTCGTTACGCACCTCATTCAGGCGCGGACCAGACCACCGGTCAAACAAGCCATCCTCATCAGGGGAATCCATATCCCCCAACGGCTGCTCACTCTTAGGCCACAACGTCACCCAGTCGTCCTGCTTATCCGCATACGACAACACGGCAGGCATCGCCAAATACGACCACGGCACACGGCCATCCGTGTAATGCTCCGGGTTCCGCAACTCCTTATACAAATCCACAGGAGCAACCCGCGTACCCACCACCAGCAACTGGCCGCCACCCGGAGGCAAACGAGACGCCACCTCCTGCCGAATCCAATCCTGCTGCTTAGCCCACTCGCCAGCATTCGACAACGTCACCACGTCATCCAGCACAATCAGATTCGCACGCGACCCATAAATCTGACCACCCATCCCGAGAGCCTCAAGGGTCGGATCCTTCTCGCCAGAGTCCCGGGCATCCCCACCCAAATAAATCTTGTTCGCCGCCCACTGATCCGCCGTCGCCTTATAGCCATCAACCGGGCCAAACGCCACCTGCAAATCCGCATACCTAGGATGCGTCAACCGCTGCTTAATCGCATACAGGAACTTCTTCGCCTGCTCCTGAGTTTTCGACACCACCAGCACGTTAATATTTGGATCACGGCAAATCCGGTACGTCACATAGTTGATCGTCACCGTCATCGACTTCGCATGATTCGGCGGCACATTCACCAACAAACGAGACAACCCAGCCGAACCCGGCTCAAACACCATCGACTCATGCAGCCACGAAGGCTCACGGCCCTCCAACAGGTCCACCACATTCTGCATATGCGGCCACACCCGGGTATTCAAATAGCGGGCAGAAAACTCAGAAAACGACACATCACTACAGCGGGCCGCCGAAGCCTGATCCGACAGGCGAAGGCGGACCGCATCCACCATCACCGCGAAACCCTCAACGTCACGACGCTGCGCCTCATACCACGAACGGGAACGGGCAATAACTTTCAAACCATCCGAGATCGTCCGGCCCTGCCGGACCAAATCAACCAACTCACGGCGAGCCTCGTCGGGCGAAACACGCCGACGGGGCGAGCGAAACGACTCAACCAAAACAATGACCTCCACCGGGCCGAAAAAGGGGGTCCGGGGAAAGGACAGACTCCACCCACCAAGACTGCTTGAACCGCGAAGCCCCCAAGGGGCGAAGCCCCTCTGGGGCTAAAAGATCCTCTACCTATAGAGGGGGCTTGAAAAATAGGTGTTTTCAAGTACCTGTGACGGACTTCACAAGAAAAGTGTCCGATATGCCCCACAATCAGGTGAATATTTTTTGGTGGACACATGATGCCGCCACCCCGGCCCAGTTAAACATCCCCCCGGTCGGTGGCTGGCCAGAGGGCCGCCCCTCGTACTGCATCACAAGTTCGAGCCCTGTGCTGAGGGGGCTAGCGTGCCGCGCCGCGCAGCGGCGAGGGGGGCCTAGGGCGGAGCAC